ATGGTCACTGGTGTGCAGGAATACACAGAGATCGGAGACGACTACCAGTCGTCCGTCGACAACATCAAGTCGAAGCTCAAGAGTATCAGCAAGATCCGGGGGAGCGACCGGCGTCGTGGCCGCAAAGGCGAGAAGCAGTGGCAGAGCATCATGAAAGAGCTTGAAGACATGTCGCTCGCTGAGAAAAAGGACTTTGTCGAAAGGCACAAAGGCATCCTCGACCAAGCCATCGACCTCGCGAACGAATATTGGGCCGACAAGATGCGGGCCATCCTCGACGAGGTGCTGTGATGAACAGGACAGTAGCACCAACACCAGCGCAGCGCGCCCGCATGCGGGCCATTGTTGCTCGCGAGCGCGAACGGATGATGTCGGAGCGCGGATCACCGACGCCCGCCGCCCCCATCGTTAGTGCGATGCGCCCAGCCATGCAGCGCACACCGATGCAGGCCGCTCGTCAGGCTCAGGACACAAGCACTTCGCTCAACCTTGCGAACCGAGGCCCCGACCCGTTGCGGGCGCAGTATGACGCGGCCATCGACCGGCGCGTAGACGCCGGCCTGAACCACGAGAGGCGCAAAGAGCTGTTCGGCATGGAGACGGAGGCGCGTGTGGCGCTTGAGGAGCTGCGCCATCGCTATGCGCTCGCGCGCAGGCGTCGTGGCCGGAAGCGCTCATCGCCGCTGGCGCGCTACATCCAAACCTACGGCGCAAAAGCGTCTGGCACCAAGGCAAGCACAAAGTCGCGCAAAGCCACGTTGGCTGCGTTGTGGTCGAAGCTCGATGAACGAGATCGACAGCTCTTGCAGGCGCAGGAGATGCCCCCCGCGTCGTGGTCGCCGGAAATGGACTACAGCCAGCGGCTTGCGAAAATCAAGGCAGAGGCCCCGGTCGTGAAAGCAGGGCTCGATGCTGCTGGTCGGCGCGAGGCCCGTGAGGCTGATCTTCGGATGCAGGCGCAGAAAGACGCCACGCGCCGCGCAGAGCTGAAAGCGAGCGCCCGCGCCAAGCTGGCGACCGAAATGGGCAAACTGCTGCAAACCGATCAGGTCGATAAGATGCTTGGCGAGGTCGACTCCATCTTGGACTCCTACGCTGGAGCCTCCGTTCCCCCTGCGGCCGCTGGCCCCAGCTCTGGTGGTGCGCTTCCGGTCATGATCGAGGGTGCGGGTCGCGGGGAAGTGACGCCCGACGGTATTCTGTTCTTCAACGGAACGCGGATGGCCGGCACCCATCTGGGCGCTTATGAGGCAGCCCGTGCCGGCACCACATACAGCGGGCCTGATGGATGAGCGACAAGCTGCCGTCATGGATGAAGCCTGCGGACGATGAGGAGCAAGCGCCCAAGGGGCAGGCGCTTCCCTCGTGGATGAAGCCTGCGGACACAGTGCCGCCACCGGACCTTCCGGTCACACCGAAGTTGCCCTCATGGATGGAGCCGGAAGGGCAGGCCGATCCACCCATCTACGAGCTACGCGAGCAGATTGACACCCCGCTCATCGAGGGCGGCGACATGGCCAACAACGCTCTGTTCCGCGCCACCGCCTATGTTGGTGGTGGCGAGTTCGCGCGCGGCTCGACGGAGCAGAGGCTTGGCCCGATCAGCAGGCGGCAGGGCACCTACATGCAGCTCAAGCCCGGCGAGTCGGTGGTCGAGGCTGACCGACGCCTGCGGCTGGCTCGTGCCAAGGGCGAGGTGCAGAGCAGCTTTACGAGCTTGATGGACAAGGAGGCGTTCAGGGCATCAGCAGAGCGCGGCGGCGGTTTGATCTCTCGCCCAGCGATGGGCGAGGACACGGCTTGGGGTGCGCTGCGCGAGTGGCCGTTCTTCCAGTTCGCGGCCAACGTTGCTGGCGGTGTCTACGGGCTGTTCGGCTCCGTCGTCACAGCGCCGTTCATGGGCGCGATGGTTGCCTCTAAGGAGGTGGCGAACGCTGCGGCGGCCATCACCTACAGGGTCACAGCGGACGATGCAGAGCTGCGCCACGCGCGGAACACGCTTGAGCACGGGGCTTTGTCGTCCGACGCAGAGCTGGAGCGTTTGGCCGCGCGGGCCAAGTTTGGAGCCACCGCCTTTGTGCAGGGGCTCAACCCAGCCATCACGGCGGCGGTGGTCGCGCCGGAAGGGGAAAAGGGAGCGGCCGTTGCGGAAGCCCTGTTCGAGTACCCGGTCGAGTCTTTGCTTCCGCTGGCGGCTTTGGGCCGCAAGTTCATGACCGTCGGCGGCAAGACGCAGACGTTCCATGTGGAGATTGGCAGCACGAAGATGCCTGACGGCACTGTCGGGCCGTCGGTCAATATGGACGTGCCGCTTCGCAAAGGGTCGACCTTCCAGAAGTTCAAGAAGGGTCGCGAGCTGTCGGATGCGGAACTGGCCGAGGTGCGCCGGGCCGCTGAGTCCGGTGTGCTTGACGTGGGCGATGGTGACTCCGGGCAAATCCGGCATGACGTTGACCTGAGCAAGGTCGTCGACGGTGCTGTCGTGACGCGAACGATCGTCTACCCGGAGGAGTTCAAGCTGAACCGGCTTGGCGAGGCGGCCTTCAACCTTCTCGGCCTTGCGGACACTGGCGTCAGCAAGGCGACGCGCGGGTTCGTCAAGACGGACACTCCTCGAGTGGTTCAGTGGGCGCTGTTCGATGTTGCTGACCCGTACCGCACGCTGTCGGCCACGCTGTCGGAGCAGGTCAAGTCAGACATCAAGCTCGACCCCCGCTTCAAAGAGGTCATCGGGGAGATCACAAAGATCGGCAAGCGCAAGGGCGACACGCCGATCACCGACGAGTTCCGCGCCAAGCACGAGGAAATGTTCGGCTCTCAGTACCCGCCCGACAGCGACCAGCGTCGGGCTGAGGCTTTGTCTACCGTCGACATCGTTCGGGCGATGGAGGGCTCGTTCACGCGCCACAAAGGTGGCGGGACATACGACGCGAAGCGGGAAAGCGGGCTAAGCGTCACGGTGCAGTCAGTCGTACCCATCGGCAACAGCAAGCAGGGCCGCTCGCGCATCTTCGAGCACCTGCAAGAGAGCATTGGGCTTACGCCAGATGAGGCGAAGGTGGCCGTTGGGCTGATGGAGCCCATGATCCCCCGCATAATGGAGCTGGCCAAGCGGACAAGGGAAGCTGGCGGGAAGCTGCAAGACGCGGACTTGGAGGGCATCCCCGGAATAGTTCAGGCGATGGATGACGCAGCCATGCTGTCGCTGGCGGAGGCGGACCCGCAGTTCCGCAAGGCTTTGTCGGAGGCGCGCTATGTCGCCGGGGCCTACGCTTTTATTGCCAGCCGCATGGAGAAGTCGCTCAAGTCGATGAGCAACAAGGAGAAGCAGGTCTGGAAGCAGGCGCTGTTGCGGCGCATCGACAGGACGCGACGCGGCGTGGCTTGGGACGAGTACGTCAACCTGAGCTTTGAAAGCACCGACGCGCTAAACATGACCGTGAAGTACCGCCCGATCAGCGACGCAGAGCTAAACGGACGCTTCAAGCGGGCTCTGGTGGCGATGAGGGAGTACCAGCGGTCGAGCGGCGACGAGCTGGCGGAGCTGCCCGTCTCAGACATCGGCGTGCTTGAGCAGCAGACCTTCATCGAGCAGTTCAAGAAACACCTCAAGCGCATGGCTGAGGTCGAAGACCTCGAGGGGCAAGCGAAGGTCGACGCCATTTCGGCCAGAGTTTTATTCGCGCTGCGCACCGACTGGTCATATCGGGTGCAGTCCTCGCCGGAGTCGCCACGCACCGCCAAGGTCTTCGCAGAGCTGATGTCTGACCCGACCAGCAAGATGTCTCGGTTCCGTAAGGCGCTGGTGGACTTGCAAATCGACATCGCGAGCAAGATGGGTGTCGACCCGGCCATCATCGCCGACAGCTTCGACAGCTACATCAGCAGGGCGCTGTACGATGGCATGCTGAGCGCGGAGGACACTTTCGCGCGACTCGGCATGCCGGGTGTCATGGGGCGGAAGTCGCGTCAAGAGGGCCGCTTCCGGCGACGACGCACGGACACAGAGTGGGAGGAGCAGCTTCGCGATTGGGCCATCGCTGGGGAGATCCAAGCCGAGACGGTGCTCTACAACACAGCCGAACAGCTCCTGCTGCTTTCTGGCCAGATGCGCTATTGGGACGGCATGTGGCGCATGCTCAACAAGTCCGGCCTCGCTTCGGAGGAGTACCGACCCGGCTACATGAAGATCGCCACGACAAAGGTGGCCGGCAAGGACCGGGCGGCGAGTAGCGACCCGTACAACTTTCTGTTCGGCACGATGGCCGGCAAATACATCGACCCGCGCATCGCTCGCCAACTCAAGCTGGACGAGGCCATGCTCAAGCGGGCACCCGTGGTGATGCGCATCTGGAAGTTGCTCAAGACGGCCTACAACCCGCCCGGCTACCACATGCGCAACCACATCGGCGACACCAACAACATCATGTCGCGCGCAGACCTTGGCCTGTCGGAGTACCGGTCGTTCTTCAAGCGCGGGCACAACATGGTTTCGCGAGCACGACACGGTCAGATCGTCGGGCTGGACCGCAGCAAGGTGTCCCCCATGATGAAGGAGGCCATCGACGCCGGTCTGATCGACCCCGACGCCGCGACGCCGCGCATCACTGGCGACATGGACAACATCACCGAGGCCGGGATTCGTCTCGGTGACATCCTCGACAGGTACACCCCTGATGAGGACGCGCTCGTCGAAATGGAGAAGGTGGGCTCCGCGCTGCTACACCTGCGCCTGATGAAGACCCTGCCGGAGCGCATCAAGGGCATGCCAAAGAAGGCGCGGGACTCCGCCCAGCGCATCATTGATGCAGCCGTCGAGGTCGAGCAGAAGCAGCAGGAGGGCAAGATCGTCAGGACCACGCTGTGGACGCGGGGTGCGGCAGCTCTCGAGCAGGTTTATGAGGAGCTGCTGGACACGTCCATCGCTCGCATGACGCGAGCGCAAGAGGATGCCCGGCGCATGACGGCGTACATCATCGCCCGCGAGAAGCTGTCCATGACGCCAGCCGAGGCCACACGGTGGACGCTCGACACCCTGCACGACTACAGCGACAAGCCGTCGTGGATGGCCTCGATGCAGTCCGGCCGGTTCACCGGCATGATCGCTCCACCCTTCCTGACCTACGGCTACAAGCAGCCAGCGCTCGTCATGCGCACGGCCATCAACAAGCACGTCCGCTTCCTCACCATGCGCGCGATGACCGAGGGCATGACCTCGTGGCTTGAGCACAGCTACCTCGACAGCGCCGACTCGCGAGCTGAGGACGAGGCGAACCGCATGTCGCTGGCGCTGGCGCAGATGGCTGCGCTTACACCTGCCGGCCACCACCGCTTCTTCGTCGCCTCTGCCCGCGAGCTAGCTGACGCGCTGGAGGACGTTGGAGCGCCGAAGGGGTTTGTCAGGGCGACCCGCGAAGGGGATGTCGCGTACAGCCTGAGCCTTCGCGACATCGGGAACCTGTCGAACTCTGTGCTGGACTTCGATCCAAGCGGTGGCGCGCTGCGCGTGCTGGCCCGCCAAAACCCGTTTACGCGAGCGACATTCACGCTACTGGACCCTGACCTTCAAGACCCCGTCTCGTTCACGATGGTCGACCCGGCGCGGACAGACGGCCTCGAGTGGCACGCCCATGTCACGTCGATGCTTGCGTCCATGTTTGTGCCGTTCTTTACGATGGCGAGGGAGGGTAAGGCTGCCTTCGACATCGTCACGGAGGCGTCGGGGGGTAAGCAAATCGCCCGCAACAAGCGTGGTGGTCGGCTCGGCACCCTGACAGCGATGCGTCCGTTTGCACAGGTTGCGCGCGTCAGCCCTCTCGACCACGTCGACATCACGATGCGCCTGCTCGCACGCATGCGCGGCCAGAAGACTGACCTTGCGCGCCGCCACGCTACCTTCATCGGCAAGATAGACCCGTCCACTGATGAGGGGAGAAGGGATTTGCAGCGAGCGAAGATCAACTATGCCTTCCGAACGGTGTGGACGACGATGCGCATGCTGGAAATGCTCAAGGGATCTGGAACCATGAGAAAGGAGTCTCAGAAGTTGCGAGAGGCGTACACAAAGACGATGCGCAGGTTCGAGGCTGGAGAGGCCGTGGACGATGACAGCCTCTGGCAGGGCAACGCGGACTTGCGCGAGCGCTTCTACCAACTATACGATGCCGCCGCTGGCACCTTTTCCGACTACCTCAGAGGCATGGATGGCATGGGAACGACCGAAGAACGCTGAGCAGCTTGCTGAGGACATCCGCGACATGACTCGCGACCCCGTCCGCTTCGGCGCGTTCATCAAGTCGAACCCCGTCCGCGCGGCTCTCCAGTCGCTGTGGCGACAGGGCACAAACGCCTGCATGGACGTGCGGCTGGTCGCGAGCTACGCGATCTACGCCACCATGCGCCTCGACCAAGAGAACCTTGACCGGCAGCGCGAGAGCATGAACCTCGAGCTGCGCGTCAAGGAGCTGGAGAAGCAGCTCGAGTCAATCAAGTCCGGCAGCAAGCCGGCCAAAAAGGCCGCGACGCGGCGTCGGACGCAGAAAGCGTCAGGAGAGTGAAATGAGTGGCAGCCTGTTCCTCACCGAAGCAGAAAAGGTGCTGAATCCGAACTACATGGCGTACCTGTCATCGAAGCTCGGCAGCCACATCCTCCCAGTCCATCGCGTCCACTCGGCCAACGTGTCCGACCTTGCGGCTGGCGCGCCGCAGACCGTCGACGGTGGGTCGGTGTCGCTCGAGGAGCGCATCCTCGTCGCGGGCCAGACCGACAAGTCGGAGAACGGTGTCTACGTTGTCGACGTAGTCGGCACCGGCAGCAACGGCTCGTGGACCCGCGCGAAGGACATGGAGGCCGGCGACATTCTGAGCCCCGCCTCGATCATCGTCGTCCACGAGGGCTCGACGATGGCCGACGCTGTGTTCAAGTCGACGAACCTCGTGAACAAGACGGTGGGCACCGACGACATCGAGTTCGAGAACATCGAGCCCCGGCAGCTTGGCGTGCCGAACATCGCCGGCATCGAGAACAACGCCTACCTGCCGTTTGAGATCGAGATCGCCACCAGCGGTGCTGGAAGCGCGAACGTGGACGTGTCGGTCCCCGTCGACTGCGAGGTCACGGATGTCCGCGTGGTCAAGCTCGCCCTCACGGGTGGAGCGAGCGACACGGTGCGCATCATCAACGGCACCGGCTCGGACTACATCACCGACGCGATGTCGCTCAACACCGTGACGGCTGGCGGGATCGTGCGTCCCTCCTCGCTGGACCAGAGCCACGTCGCGCTCTCCGCTGGTGACACGCTGCGTGGCACCTTCACGGAGGGCACGGATGACTGTCAGGCCAAGGTGACGGTCGTCTGCAAGCCGCTGTAGGTGAACCATGCCTGAGCCATCCGCGACAAGGTTATCCATGTCGATGAAGGAGGTGGTTCAGGTGCTCGTGCTGGCCGTAGGGCTTGGCGCGAGCACAGTGACCACCTCCAGCAACGTCACAAAGGCCGCCAACGACATCGGCAAGTCCGTCTCGGCGCTCGAGAAGGACGTGCGCGAGGTCCGTGTGCGCACCGAAGGCGTGGCGAAGGACTACGCGCGGATCGAGCGACAGGTCGAGCTGCTGGGCGCTGAAATGCGCGACCTGTCCACTGCCGTGGCGGCTTTGAAGGCCAGCACAAACGAGCCGGTCAAGCACTCGGGGCGAGGCAGGAAGTGATCGACGCCCGTGACCTACAGGCCGTGTTCGACGACATGGGCATCCGCTACTTCAAGGCCCGTCGCTACCTGCGGCTCTCGAAGACGGGGGTTGTCGAGGAGCTGCCGGATGACTTCTTGCCGGCGACGAAGCTAGTCGTTCAATACGCCGACGCACTCCGCGAGTTGCATGGCAGCGCCATCATCTGCGGCAACGGCTACCGTCCGGTCGACTACAACGAGCGCGTCGGTGGTTCGAAGAACAGCGCGCACATCCGTGGTGCAGCGATGGACCTCGACCCGACACGGGGCCACAGCGACTTCGCCCTGCTGTGCGCTCGAGCGTGGCTCGGGACGAAGCGGATGCACGGGCTCGGTGTCTACAACCGGCGTGTCCACATTGACGTGGATCATGACGGCAGCGTCGGCAAGCGCGCATGGCCTCGCAGGTGGGTTCCCAGCAGCAAGCTGGCCCGCCTTCTACGCAAGGCCAAGAAGCTGGGAGCCATCGACCTCGACGCCCACATCCGTGGGGACAGCGTCGTGGCGTAGGAGCGAATCATGGAACAGACCATCGTCGGCATCTACGATGCCATCCCCGACAACGCCAAGCCGTATGTGATGCTGGCCCTGCTGCTGGTGGTGACGCTCGTTCACGGCCTCGCTGCGTTTGGCGTGCCGACGAAGGGCGCAGCTCGCCATGTCGGCAAGGCGCTGAACATCATCGCCGGCAACTACGGCAAGACGCCCAACAAGGCCGACGGTGATGATGATGACGAGCCCTCGTTGGCCGGCGTCCGTCGCCCTCGACGATGAGCATCATCAGGGCAGTCGCCAGCCTGCTCGAGGCTCTGACGCTTTGGCTGCGCCATCGCATCAAGCTCGAGAGCGAGCAGGTAGAGCGTCAGCGCAAGCAGGACTACTTCCTGTTGCTCAGGAGAAGGGACGATGCACTTGCTGTGGGCGATGCGGTGGAGCTTGCTGCCCTTGACGCTATGCTGCGTGACCGCATGCGGGCAGAAGAAGGCCCCCTCCCCGACCCCGAAGACGGTGGTGGTCGAGAAGGGGGCCTTGTACCTGACGGAGACTCACGTCTGCCTATCGAAGCGACAGTACCGGGAGTCGCGAGCCGACATGGAGGCTTGCGTGTCGGCTCTCACGGCGTGTCGCCGTTGAGAGAGCGGTTGTAAAGCATCTGCTTTGGTCTTCTCAAAAAATCGCCCGCCCGGCCACGCCTCGCCGTGCGACCGGGCGGGCTGCACCTACCCAGCGCCCGCGCTCGACGGGTTGGGTTGGGTGGTCTGGTAATCATCTCATCCTCGCGAGGACAGCGAGCGCATAGGCCCGCCCGTGTTGCGGGTCATGCAGCGCACGCGACCCGGTGGCGTAGGCTCGCAGGGCGCACTCGATGTCCCCGCCGCATCGCCGACGCCAGCGCCGCAGGATGCGGACGCCCTCGAGCCGCCCGATGGCGGGGATGTGCAGCGCCCAGCTCGGCCAGCGTGAGTAGCGCCGCGCGACCTGCATGAGCCCGGAGCAGCAGGCGTTTTTCGCCATCGTGTGGCCCCGGCTCTCGACGTGGACGATGGCCTCGACCAGCCCGGCGGGCAGGTCCGGGGTCGGTGGCGTCCAGTGCCACGACAGGGCGGTGAGTAGGACAAGGGTGGTCATCATGCTCTGCTCCTTGCGGTGCTACCGCTTGTCTCCGGCAAGACGCTTGCGCTGCTCACGCAGTTGCCTGCGCTCACGACGAAGCTGCCTCGCTTGTTCCTGCTCGTTCTTCCACTCAACGAACAGTCTCATGCGTTCCTTGGCCACCTCATACGAGCTGGTCAGGTCTTCGGATGCGCACTCCAACGCCCTGCACATTTCGCGGATGCGCGCGAGTTGCGGGGCTCTGGTTCCGTTCTCGTACCTGCTGATGGTGACGCGGCCTGTCCGATCCTCCATCCCAAGCTCTGCGGCAAGCTCGGCCTGCGTCATGAGCCGCGCCTCGCGCAGCTCCCGCAACCGAGTGCCGTCGAAAACGCGCATGGTCTTTGGTGGTTTCGCCATCCTCTACTCCACTATGCCGGGCACTGCGTGAAGAAAGCGCCCGATGTTGCATGGCCAGCCCGTGTCAGGCTTTGCGCTGGTACGAGCTGGCCACTGGTGCCAGTTGTAGGCCCGGATAACCCCGTGCCTTGTGAAATGCACAAGCACGATCGACACGGGTGTATCGTCGAGCCATTCCTGTTGTTGCTTCGGCACGTTGCTGCGAGGGAAGGTGTCTTTGCTGGTCATCTTGCACTCAACAGCGACGGCCTCGTGTCGACGCGGGCCAGACAGCATCACGCCATAAAAGTCGACGTGACCTGCCTTGAGCCGAATGGCGCGGAACACACCACCCTTGTCTGCGCCACTGACCTGCCTGTAGGGCGGGTCGACCTTGTAGAGCCGCGCGATGCGCATGCTCAGGTACGTCTTCGCCGCCTTGGCGACCTCATCCTCAAGGCTAGCTCCTCGTTGTGCCATCGTTTACGCTCCGTGTGCTGGTTCGCTCCGCCAGTAGACCCCCTGCCAGCATCCGGGGCTGGCAGGGGGTCGCTTGGCTAGCCCTGCTCTGGCTCGACGTCGGCGACTTTCCAGCTACGCGCCTCGGCGTACAGCCGGCGCAGATTGGAGTAGTCCATCGTGTGAACCTCTTCGAGCGCCGGGGCGCTCTCCGGCACCACACGGCTCTCGTACAGCTCGACGACGCGGTCGATGCCTTCGAGGCGGCGCTTCTCCTGCTCCTGCTCCGCCTGCTTCTTGCGGTCGTCTGCACCGAACACGGCGTTGTTTGTCTCATCCGGGTCGTTGCCCGTCTCGATGAGCATGGTCTGGCGCAGCGCGTACTTGAGCGCGCCCGTCATCGCCTTGTAGCTGCCTTTGTCGTCGTTGCCGAAGGACTCGCCGATCGCCTGCACGTCGAAGAACGACCCGCTGGCAGCGTGCGTGTAGCGGTAGCAGTGCCGCCACAGCATGTGGATCTTCGGACCCCTCTCTGTTTGGACGACCTCGTGGTGGATGAGTTCGCTCTCGCAGCACCTGATCGACAGCCCGACGTCGACCATGTACGGCCTGCACGCGGCGATGAACTGCGCCTCCCCAGCGTAGGCGTAGTTGCCCCCGCCCTTGACCCGGTCGGCCTTGTGGACGTAGCCCACCCGCTCCATGACGTACTGCAACGCCTCGTAGACGTTCTTGACGGATTCCTTTGAAATCATTGAACCTTCTCCCGGTTTATGTAGATGCTCCAAGGCACGCGATGACGCGCCAGTCGCAGCTCCTCGCGCTCGACGGACATGCTCTCAGGGTCGCGGGTCCACAACGCCGACTTGGGTATCCCAAGCTCCGCTGCGAGACGCCGGGCAATCCACATTGGGGGCACCCGGTCGCCGTTCTCGTAGCGGGAGATCGACGGCTGGTCCCGGCCCACGAGCAGGCCAAGCTGGCGCTGGCTGAGGCCCCGCTCAAGGCGGGCGCTCCTCAGCGCGTCAGGGTCGAAAGCGATGGTGACTGGAAGGCACGTCATGGCGTCCTCATGCTATGTGATGGTTACTCACCGGTCAACACCTGTGACTGGCTCATTCTCTTGCGGCGCGCTTCCTCGCGCCTCCTCGCCGCCCTCGCCTCCGCCTCCTCCATGCGGCGGACGAGGTCGTCCGGCAGCTCCTCGCTGGCCGGGCGCTCCGGTGGTGGACTGGCCTTCTTGCGTATGCGGTCAAGCCGGTGGCCAAGCTCGTCGAGCTTCGCCCCCTTGTCCTTGTTGAGGAGCCACGTCAGCGACCAGACCCAGCCGGAGTCGTTGCTGCCCATCATGAAGCGGTCGTGGACCAGCATGGTGAACAGCTCACGCCACCAGTCCGGGTCGGGCCGCTCCTCCCATCGGGCCGCTGCTGCCTTGGCGACGGCGGCGTGGTTGGGAGGGGGGCACAGGCCCCTCGTGACCTCGACGTAGGCATCCACCAAGGGTGCCCATGTTGGCGGCGTCCTGCCCCCCTTGCCGGGCTTCCTGCGGGGGGTCTGCCCCCCGACAGGCTTGGTTCCTTGGCTTGGTTCCTTGGCTTGGTTCTTTACAGCCGCCACTTTTGGCGGGTCACTCCCGCCATTTCTGTCAGGTGTCTCCTGCCGTTTCTGGCTGGTCGCCACATCTGGCGAGTCGCCAGATCTGGCTGGTGTCAGGATGCGAAAGACTTTGCGCCGCCCCATGCGACGTGTGGTGACGTACCCGTTCTTCTCCAGCTCAGAGACGCAGCGCGAGAGAGTTCTCTCGGACATGCCTGCCTCCTTGGCGAGCGTGTCGAAGCCGGGCCAGCACTCAGCCGCACCCGTCCGCTCGGCTGCTGTGTAGCTGTTGAGCAGCGCCACAAGCAGTCGAGCGGACGGGGATAGGTTGCGGTCGCCAAGCACACGCTTCGACAACCACGGGCGAGCCATCAGAGCCACCCTTTCCCGACCTCGACGACCTCACCGGCTGGGCGTGACCACGCGCCGTCCTCGTGGGCGATGACGCGGTCGACGCCACGCATCCACTGGTCCAGCGAGGACTGCCACCAGTCGGCGTTGATGGTGCGCTGCCACAGCCAGTCGTGGTTGCTGGCGATGAAGACGAGCCGGTGCTCAAGGCGGAGCTTGCCGGACTCGCGCGCCTCGCGCAGGCCGGGAAAGTCGTTGTCGAGGCGACCGTCGGAGATCCACGACCAGAGACACACACCGTGGTGGACGGCTTGAAGGTCGTAGCGGAACTTGCGGATGGAGTTGTCGACCTCGCGGTCTGTCTCTGCCGACGTGGTCTTCCAGTCGATCCAGACCAACCGCTCGCCATCCCACGCCAAGTGGTCGGGCAGACCCTTGAACGGGACGCCCTTGACCTCGCAGTAGACGGGCACCTCGACGCAGCAGTGCATCTTGATGATGTCGGCGAGGTCGGCGTAGCCCTTGAGCTTCGACAGGCGCTGGATGCGCTCGTGCAAGACCTTGGCCTGCTCCAGCTCGGAGCCACGGACAAGCAGGTTGCCCGACTTGGTGGCCTGCTGGATGAGCTTGGCACCCTCTGGCTTGGTTTTCTTGTCGAGCCGGGGGATGGACCAAACGATGATGTCCTGCTCGCGACCCTCGATCATGGCGTGCAGCGCCTTGCCGAGACGAAGCGCACTGTCGCGCCCGAACGGGTTGCCATCGGCGAAGACGACCTCCGGGTCGCCACTGATCAACGCATCGTTGCGCTTCTTCTCGGTGGCCTTGGCCTCGAGTCCGTGCTGCATGCAGTTGGCGGCGATGTGCTTGAAGTGGCTGCTACGCCAGTGCTCGCACAGGTCGTAGTTCTCCTCCGGCTCAGGCACGGAAGCAACGTCGAACCCCGCGTTGCGATAGAAAAAATCCATGATGTCCATTCAGTCCTCCAGATCGAGTGCTTCGATGATGAGATCGGCCATCACGCGGCGGGCTGCGCGTCGCGTGCTGGCGGTGTAGGCGTGTCGCTGGTCCTCGACCTCGACGACGTGGCCGACGTCGTTGGACGCAGCCCACTTGCTGGCGTACTCCAGCGGCGAGCGGCACTCGGAAGGCAGGGTGCGCAGCGCGATAGTGCCAAGCGACCGTCGTCGCTCAAGGTTGTGCAGCAGGCGCTGCCTGATCTTCTCCATGTCGCCGAACGTGCCTTCCCAAGCCAGATCGACGAGCCGTTGGACATGGTTGGTAGCCATGACGCTCCTTGCCCCTGTCGGGGCGCTGTGTGACGGCGGAATGCCGCCACGTCGCATACCCACCGACCGAAGCCGATGGGCATGGTGACGTGGCGTCAGTCTGTGAACGGGATGCCAATCGCGTCCTTGATGTGCTCAGTCAGCTCGTCGAGGCCACGGTCGCTCCCCTCCACATGCTCGACGCTCTCAAGGGCGGCGAGGAGGCGCGCGTCGGCGTCGCTGGAGATACGCCTGAGCAGGAAAAGCAAGAGCAGCTTCTCCTCGTCGGCGTTGATGTGGATGCTGCTGTTGATGCTTGTGGCCCAGCGCGTGATCGAGAACGAACTGGTGTGGCTGTAGAGTTGAAGGCTCCTGTATTCGTCCTCGATGGACGTGCGGGACATCGACTCTTTGTCGAGTCGGTAGGTCGCTGCCATGACATGCTCCAGCGCGTTGGTAGGCAGCCGCGCCCCTGCCGTTGGGTTGTGGCGAGGTGTCCTAGAAGTTCCAGCAGACGATGTCTTCGACGTCGAACAGGTTGGACAGGGCGGCGAGGAACTTGTGAGTGCCGTGGGCCTCAAGAAGAGCGTTTAGCTCGTCATCGAGGCCAGCGTTACTCGCGACGACGCACGACTTGTTCGACGCGACCTTGCGCAGCTCATCCACGTCGAGACTGTCGAGCAGCTCGTACAGCATCGCATCACGGACCTCGTCATCGCCGTGGTACTCGTCGTGCAGCCAGCGCACGACGTCGTCGGCCTCGATCTCCATCATCCCGTTCTCGCGCAGGTACTCCGTGACCCGGTGCATGCCGAAGACGCTCTGCGCAGATTCGAGCACGTCGGACAAGCAGACGGTGCTGACGCTGGTCAGCTCATCGAGGAAGTTGCACCACACCCCGTTCAGCACGGCCTCGCCGACACGAACGACGAAGTCGTCGTCTCCCTGCACGATGAGGGCCAAGACTTCCGGCAGACGGTTGATGAGGGAGAGCTGGCGCTCGCCGTCGTTCAGGAACGCGAGACGCGCCGACTTGCTGTCAGCGAGCGCCAGCAGGGAGACAGAGTCGGAGAGCGCGCTCACTGCCTCGGCGATGGCGCTGGCCGGCAGACTCTCCGGCAGCACGCCGGACTTCGCGATGTTGCGCCAGCCCTCCTTGACGGGCGTGACTTCCACCTCCTTGACGGAGGGCTCGTCCCTACGCCGACTGAGGTCGATGAGGGCGTTGGCGATGTCCTCGAGGGCCTTCTGGATGTTCTCGTTGCTCATGGTTTTCTCTCTTGCCCCGCTTGGGGCTACTTGTGCGGCATGTTCGCCGCTTGATTGAGACGCATACACTGGCGCAACCTTAGCGTCAAGTGCTGTCATGCGTCGCTTCAGTCCTTGTTGAGGGACGACCCGATGGCGTCGTTGTAGGCGTCGATGCCAAGCCCCATGCCCATCTGCATGGCGTATTCTCGGCGGTCGGCCTCATCCTCTCGGCGCTCCCTGTGCTTGCGCTGCTGGACCGCCACGTCGGTTGGTTTGTGCAGCTCGTGCTCCGTCTCGATGAAGCCCTGCACATAGACGAGGCTTACCCAATAGCCCTCCTCGGTGTACGAACTGTTGGCGATGAGACCCTTGGCCTGATCGAAGGTCAGGTTCTCGTGGTACTCGACGTCGACCGCGCCATACTCCAGCGGGTGGCGGTCCCAAACGATCACTGCGTACATGTCAGTCCTCCTTCCTGCTGCGGTGGACGATGACGCCCTCGCGCGTCTCTTCGACGAGGTCAGGGTGGTAGACCATGTTGATCAGAGCCCATCCCTTCGCTTCCGGCATCATGTGGCACAGCTCAAGGAGCGCACGCATGCTGCGACGTTCCTCGCGCAAGCCGAACGGCCTGAATCTGGTGAACTTGGTAACGAAGTCGATCATCGTCGCGGCGTTCGTGAAGCCAGAGTTGTTGATGCGCATGGTGTCGTGCTTGCCAGTAAAGTCGCGGTACAACTTGCTGCTGCACAGGTACAAGTTGCTATGGGGCCACCGCTCCTCGTCCTCGACGTGCAGTTCGCAAGCCTCGATCGGGCCGCAGTTCTGCTTGTAGATGGTGACGCCATCGGGCAGCAGACGGTCGATGTATTCGCCGACCGTCATCATCCGCACCTCCATGTTGCAGTCATCGCACCACGCGCGATCGTCCTCGCACGAGCCAAGGTCTTCGTCGGTATCGAAGTTGACCCGCGCCCAGACGCGCGTCTGCACGTCGATGCTTCCGCACTCGGCACAGCAGATGTGCCCCCACTTGATGTCAGTCATGTCATCACTCCTTTGCCTCATGTCGAGGCTGGGCGCGGCGAAATGCCGGGCTCCCGCATGCCCACCGACCGAAGCCGATGGGCATGGTGGGAGCGCGTCAGTCCATGCGCATCAGGGTCCACTCGAAGCGCGGTCCGGGCATGCCAGACCAGCAGCAGTCGCACGAGCTGGTGCCGAACTCCTCGCGGTCGCGGTGCTCCATGATGAGGTAGCCGCCGTCCTCGACGCGCTCCAGCGCCTGATCGACGACGACGTCATGGTCGTCGGGCAGGTCGAAGCCCTCGGGCGTCATGCCGTAGGCGTGGTGCAGCATGATGGCGTTGCAGTCGGGGCAGACGCTCCACTGCTCCGTGTCGTGGTTGTTCTCAGACATCGTCTTGCTCCTCGCCTGCATCGGCGTTGAGCCGCGCACAGTGGATGTGGTTGCCCAGCTTTTCGTTGACCTTGTCGCGGTACAACGTCAGCGCGGCGTGCAGCCGCTCGTCCTCGTTGGCGAACTGGACCGGGGTGAAGTAGTTGCCCCAATAGGTCGAGACGATGCGGCCGGACTTGGCGTCGACCATGCACTGCCAGACGACGTACTCCTCGCCGACCTTGCACAGGCACCAGCCGTCGACGTTACCGTCGCCGTTCGGGCGGGGGTGGACGGCGGACCAGAACAGGTACTGCCGGTCTTCGTTGTTGTAGTGGTGCATCAGGCGTTCTCCTTGTTGCGGTTGGCCATGCGGCGCTCGATCTCCTCGACCACGCGGGGCAGAAGCTGCTTGGCGGTGCGCCCCGCGAAGCCCATCTGCCGGGCCACCTTGACCGGGCTGACCTTGCTCATGCGGATGCCCTTGATGTGCATGCGCAGCGCGGCCTTGAGGGTGATGAGCCTCATCAGCTCGATGTCCTGCTTTCCGGTGATGACGTGACCCCCTCCGGGGATTTTCTCGATGGTCATTTCACAGCTCCATGTTGTTGGCCCGCTCGATGATGAGAGGGATGCGCTTGTGGAAACGCTGGGGGACGCGGGGGGCGGGCTGCTCGAACGAGTCGAAGTGGGTCGGCAGGATGCCGTCCACCTCCTCCGCGTAGCCCCGCGAGTAGAGGTCGCCGGCCTTGTAGAACCGACGCTGCACCTCGATGCAGACGCGCGCGTGCTCGCCGCGCATGATGGCGTAGGTGCGGGCGATCGGCCCCAGCTCCTTCGTGTCCTCGAAGAAGAACTGCTGCTCGATCTCACCGAACTCGTTGAGCCCCTGCACCGCGTACTCGTAGTCGACGCGCCGGCCCATCACGACACCTCGCTGAGGCTCAAGTCCTCACCGTAGAGCACGATCGCCTCGTCGAGCTGGCGGAACTCCGCGCTGCTCGCGTCGCGGAACTCCTCGACGTACTTGGCGCGCAGGTACTTGAGCAGGAACAGCTCAGCGCGGGCCTTCTGCTGCTCCAGCGGGCACCCGGTCTTGTTGGCGCGCTCGATGTGGCCGTGCAGCTTGGCGCACGAGTTGTAGGCCCGGCTGATGAGCCTCGTCTGCCGGGCGCGCTTGCGCAGCGCCTTCACGCCGCAATCCTGTGGAACGTACATGGAATCCTCCCCCCATCGGGGTGTTGTGTTGCGCCCTTGCGGGCGTGGTGGCCAATGACACCAGTCCTGCCCCGGAACGCTCGCGCGCTCCGGGGCAGAGTGGAATCACTCGCCCATGTAGGGACGTCCGGGGTAGAACGGGAACACGACCAGCCCGCAGTCGTCGTGGCAGACAGCGAGGTACTTGATGCCGTTGTCGTCCTTGACCCAGCCGATGTTGTTGCCCTCCTCGTCCTCGGCGAGCGAGAAGCCCTCCGACTCAGCGTGGTACGACGGGTTGGAGCTGTAGCCGCGCGAGAACTCGCCACGGTCGTTGTAGCTCTCCGCCATGTCCTCGGCGCGCTCCAGATCGCTCTCGTCGTCCTCATCGGGAGCCATCGCCTCGATGCGCTGCGGGATGAGGCTGGGGTCGCCGATGTACCACTCGACGCTCAGGTCGATCGGGATGGCGTACTCGCCCTCGAAGTAGCCGAACTGCGGCGAGCTGTAGCCGCCGCGCACGTCCGCGCCGTTGTGCGTCTGGATGACGATGAAGCGGAACGGCAGGGCCCACCCGTCGACGAGGTCGGCCAGCTCCTCCGCCTCCTCCGTGCTGTCGCAGTGGTCGAACAGGTAGTGCAGCGGCGGGTCGTAGTCCGTCGTCTCGAAGTCGGCCCACAGCCAGTCGCCGGAGTGGTGGTCCTTGGCCTCGAACACGCTGTAGACGAAGTTCTGATCGAGGTCGTTCTCGCTGTTGTAGGTGTTGTCGCGCGCGACCTCCTCGTAGCCCAGCATGTCCGCGAGCCGGTAGACGTCCTCCATCCACGAGTTGTTGTCGTCGGCGATGTGGTCGAACACCTTGTGCAGCCCGGTGTGGTACTCCCACAGGTCCGCGAGCAGCTTGGTCAGGTTGATCTGGCACGACCCGTCGATGTCCCACGGCTTCTCGTCGAGCGTGATCGGGCTCTCGTCCGGCGCGGGCTGCTGCCAGTGCCGCCCGCTCGCGCCCCCGCTGTCGAGGAAGTGCTTGCCGGTGTTCTCGCGCGTGATCTCCAGCGCGGTGTTGTAGCTGATCATTCTCTCACTCCGATGCCCCTTGTTGAGGCTCTCTGCTGGTTGGCGTAACTGCCAGCCATGCGCATGCGCACCACCTCTCGCAAGGTGATGCGCATGGTGCTTGGCTATCAGCCGTCAAGCTTGTTGACGCCAAACGTCCATGCGGACGTGCGGACGATCTCCTTGCCCTGCAACCGGGACAGAAGCTGCCCCGCCTTTGCGGCGATGCGCTCGACGTTGCAGCGGTGGAACTCCGACTGGTGCACCTCGGTGTAGTGCAGCTCCCTGCATCCGATGACCAGCGGCGCGTAGCCACAGCCACCATCCATCGCGTCGTAGGGCACACCAACGACGTATCGGGAGGACGGCGATGTCAGCAGCGACCGGATGCGCTCCGAGTGGTACAGGTCCGGCTCGATGAGGCGTAGACCATGATCGCGGGTCCACGAGTCCGGCATGATGACACGCAGGAACGAGCGCACCTCGCACTCGAAGTCGAAGTCGAGCATGTCGGCGTCGAGCCAGTGGTCGGCGTCGAAGTAGAGCGTCTGCGCGACGCCCCGTGCCTTGTAGATGCCACGACCCATCACTTCACCTCCTTGTCGTCCTCGACGTCGCCGACGAACGCCTCGATGAACTCATCCGCCTCGTTGCGCAGGCACTCGATCCAGTCGGCCTCATCCCACGGAACGAACGCGCCGCTATCGCCGTTCAACTCGGCCTCCTCCGCGTCGTCCCAATCCTCGTACAGCGGGTGCGGCTTGCGCCCGTAGCTCTCGACGGACAGGCAGTGCGGGTTGTGGAACAGGTCCAGCCAGTCTTCACCATCGAACCGCTCGATGATCAGACCGTAGTCGACGTACATGCTGTTGAAGGCCGTCAGACGGAACACTCCGTAGGTGGCCTGTGCGATGATTCCCATTGGGAACTCCTTGCGCCCCGTTCGGGGCTCTCTGCTGAACGGCATGATTGCCGGTCATGCGCATGCCCCGGAACGCTCGCACGCTCCGGGGCATGGTGCTTGACCGTCAAACACCCTCGGCGAGCAGGGCGTCAAGCGCAGCGTTGATCGTCCGCTCCGCGTCGCACGTCTCGCCGTTGGCGATCTGGAACAAACGGTTGGCGATGTCGTCGAGCGACGGCCACTTGCGCCAGCTCTCGACGCACTCGATCTCGGCGAGCAAACGCTCGACGTCGGCGAGAAGCATCGCGGCGATGCGCTGGATCTCGTTGTTGTTCATGGCATTCTCGCTTGCCCCATTCGGGGCGATTGCGCCGCATGCGCGGCATGGTTCAGGCAGATGCACCGCTCCCTGTGAGCGACGATGCCTACCGGCATCATACACTAATCCGTCAATAATGTCAACCCCCTACGAGGCACGGTTGACGCTGGGTTTCCGGCTCGTTTTCGCACAGGGTTGGCGAGCTGCGCACAGGGTTGTCGGGTTACGCACGGGGTTGGCGAGCTGCGCACAGGGTTGGCGAGCTACGCACAGGGTTGGCGTTCTTTGGTGGTTGGATGGTCGGCTGCGCTTGCGTCGGGCGGTTTGGTGGGGCGGCGCGCTCGTTTGGGCCAGAGATTCCAGGCGGATTGCCCAAAACGAGAAAAGCCCCGCCGATCTTGCGACCGACGGGGCTTTTCGTTGCTACCTGTGCTTGTTTTCTTGGATTCGCTCGTAGGTCACGTCCATGACGTGGAAGCCGAAGCCGATCGCGGCGATCGTCATGGCGAGGCTTCCCAGCGTCGCGAGCATGCCGCCACCCATGACGATCGTCATGGGTACGCAAAGCACGCCGAAATGCAGGATGCCCGCGAGCGCGAGGAACAGACCCAACACAAACGCTGCGTAAATGATGATGTTCATCGTTGCTACCTCTGCCCCGTGCGGGGCTCATAGGGGGCACTAGCGCCCATTCATGCCCCGGAACGCTTGCGCGCTCCGGGGCATGGTGGGGGCTACTACTCCGCGCAGATCTTGTCGTGAATGGCCTTGACCATCGTCTCGACGCGATCCAGACGGTTCCGCGTGTCGATCAGGAAGGCGACCGCGCGGCTCGCGTCGTTGATCGGCTTGCTGATCGACGTGCCGGCCTTGCCCCGGCGCGAGTAGGCGACCGTGGCGTTGTTGTCCGTGCACCGCTCGCCACTGGCCTGCATGGCCTTGTACGTCTTGGCGATGGCCCATGCGTAGGCCAGCGTTCCGGCGGGCTTCTTGGACGTCACGCCGCGCAGGAGGCTGCGCATCACGCGCGCGGCCGCATCCTCATCGACGTCGGACAGCGCCCGGATCGTCTCGAAGGCCTTGACCGCTTCACCGCACGTCCGGACCGCGTAACCCGGGATCACGTGGCCACCGAGCTGGGCGCTCCGGATCGCCGGGATGATCAGGGTGTCGACGGCGGAGATCACATCGGCGAGATCCACCTTCGAGACGCTCTCGCCCAGCTCGAGATCGGCCTTGCCGATCGTCGTCGGCTTGAACATGCTGAACATGGTCGACGTGGACCCGTAGGTCTGGTCGACGGTGCGCTTGATGTTGGCGATATCGTTGCTCATTTTTTCTACCTCATGGCCCCGTTTCGGGGCGTTAGGACCGGGCGGTATTGCCCGTGCCCTGCCCTGCCCTGCGACCGGAGCCGTAGGGCAGGGCAGGACAAGCGACCGCGAACGGTCGCAAGCCTGCGAGGTAGTAGCTTGAACTATGCTGTAACGCTGCCCCTTTCGGGGTGTCGGTCCGCTGTCGGACCCGTCTGCGATGCCAGCCTTAGCGGGGCGCTCAGCCCCTGTCGGCAAACGCATCATCGCCAGACGACAACCCGGCGTCAACTCGGCGGGCAACCTGCCGGAATGACTGCGCTTTCTCGGCTGGGCTGGTCGTCTTGGCATAGCGGGCTGCACGTCTCAGCCCGTGCCTTTCCTAGTGCTTTCGGTGGGTTACGGACCGTTGCCCCATGCCGGGCACGCTGTCGACGCTTGCGGGCGGTGCCGGGCCTTCGGACCCCACGGAGCCCCCGGCCCAGCCCCAAGGGGGGGCGGCATCGCAGGCCGGGGGCGCGCGGGGGTAGACCACGCACACAAAATAACCCATCCCCAGACCTGCACCCGGTTTGAGGCTGGGAGCTGTGTGTGAACGAGAGGCTTCTCTGTTGGAGAGGCTGACTCAGATGGCTTACTGCTAGTCAGTGAGCCTGTTGTAGAGCACAAGATGTGTTTGATGGTAGCACGGATTCTGAGTGATCGGAAGCAGCTCTCATAACGCCCTGATGTTGTGGAGGGCGGAGAGCGAGCTACGCGCTGACATGAGGGGGATGCGCGTAAAAGGCTGTGTTTTGAAAAGGGAAGGCCCTGCCGCCCCGCCTCGTCTGGTGCTGGCAGACAGGTTGTGGAGACGAGAACGGCAGGGCCAAGGTCGTGATGCTAGCTGTGGTGGAGCTTGAGCGCCAGTGCGTGCAGGTCGTCGCTTGAAGACGATGCTCGAGCTGGCTGTGGCCGCTCCTCCGGCTCGTAGCCTGTGAGGTCGCGGTACATGGCCTTCGCCAGCCGCTGCGCTGCCTGCTCCTTGTTGCGCTGGTGGTCGGGGTTGGGCTTGCCGAACAGGATGAGGTCCGGGTCGCTCCCGAAGATGTCGTGGGCGATGCGCTTGCCCATCGTCTCCGCCAGCTCCATCAACTGCTCCTTGTCACACGGCTCGAAGCTCATGGGCCACCTCCTTTGCGATCATGTTGAGGTGGATGGTGAGCAGGACGTTCAGCTCGCGGATGGAGGCCGCTTCCAGCGCGTGAAGCTGCGCCCAGCGGGCGTGACCTCCCTTCGTCGGCAGCCCTGCCTTCTTCTCGAGGATCAGGTCGAACACCCTGCGGCACTCGTACAGGCCGCTGGAGGTGATGCGCAGCGTCTCGCGCACCTCGTTGATGTCCATCATGCGTTCCCATCGGGCGGCTCGATGGCCAGCCCCTCACTGAACCCGATGGTCTGGCCCAGCTTGAAGGCGTTGTCGAGGTCGATCTCCCGGTGCCCCGTCACGAAGAACGTCACGGAGGGCTCGCCCGTCGGCGGGACCAGAACCCATGTCCGCTCGTGCTTGTCCTTGAACGCCACGTCCGCCCCGACCTGACAGACCTTGAACGCCAGCCGCTCTGCCGGCACGTCAGGCAGCCCCTGCCGAATCTCCGCCTGCCCGCCACGCTTGGCGCGCTTTCGCTTTCCCTTTCCCATGTTGTGCTCCTTGGTGGCCAGATATGGCGACCCGCCAACTTTGGCGACCCGCCATATCTGGCGTGTGTGCTCCACCGTCCACGCTTGCTTGATGGATTAGAACGGAAAGTCGTCCTCGAACCCGTCATAGCCGGTGTCGTTGTTGCGTGTGTTGCTTGGCGGTGCGCTGCGCTGCGAGGAGGGGGCCGCTCCGCCGTCCTTCTTGTCTTTGCCGTCGCCATCGAGGAACTGGACTGTGCGGGCGACGATCTCCGTCTTGTAGCGGTCGGTGCCGTCCTGCGCCGTCCACTTGCGAGTCTGAATCTTGCCCTCGACGAAGACCTGACGTCCCTTTGACAGGTAGCGTTCACACAACTCGGCGAGCTTGTCCCACGCGACGACGGAGTGCCACTCGGTCTTCTCCTGCTGCTGGCCGCTCTTGTCCTTCCATCGCTCGCTCGTTGCGACGCGAAGCTGAACCACAGCGCGGTTGGAGTTGGTGTGGCGGATCTCAGGGTCAGCCCCCAAGCGCCCGATAATCATCGCTTTGTTCAGTCCTGACATATCACTGCTCCTCAGACCCGTACCGGGTCGTTGTCTTGAACTCTTGACGCCGGCTCTCGTCCGGCTTTTCACGTCTTCCGCTGACGCGCCGCAACCATCCCTTGGCTGCTCCGACGATGTCCTTCCAGAAGAACCCGACGTTTAGCGCGCCAGCGAAGCCCCACATGGCTCCAACGAAACCGTCGTTGCCCATCGTGTCGCTCAGGTGCCCGTAAGCGAAGCCTACGAGCGTGCCAGCGATGGCGGACAACAAGCTGCTGACGCAGTACCAGAGAAAGTCTGCGGTGCCCGAAAGCCCCCCAACGTCTCTCTCATACCTTTTATGCGCTGCCTCGAGGCCCTGCTTGAGCCCCGCAGCTACGCCCATCGCGATGGCCGGACACCCGGCCCACGTCAGCAGATCTGTTGTCCCCACCTTGGCCCCCTACGACCCCGGGTTGTCGGGAAAGCGGACGATATGGACCTTCCGCTTGCCTTCGACCATCGTGACCACCGTCCATGTTCGGTCACGAGGAACTGAGCTGTCGTTCAAGCCCTCGTTGCTTACCAGCATCTTCGCTTCTTCGACGCTCTTTGCCCTTCCCTTGCAGAAGTAGGCGTAGGTGCCCTTGTCGAAACGATCGACCTGCCACCGCCCCCGAAACTCTACCGGGTGCGTGATAACGAGGTAAGCCTTAGTCAGGTGACGCAGCCGCTCGTCGTCGAGCGTCTTCTTGCCGCGCTCCCACATCTGAATGGCACGCCGGGGGATGTCCGACAGCTCCTCTAGCCTTTTGAACGTCAGGCGCTCGTCGGCGGCGCGCACACGCCGCAGCTCATCAGGGCGAAGCATCGTTGCCTCTCTGCCGGACACGCGGCTCGAAGGCATCCCATAGCTGGGGCCGTGGCAGCCCAATGCTGGCGCACGTCTCCGAGAAGCTGCGGATGAGCGTCGGGCGACTGCCGGCCACCGTCTCCTGCGTGAAGTGCAGAAGCACGCTGGGCGCTGGGGCCACCGGCTTGCGCTTCATGTCGGGCGGGAACCCTCTAGGCGCAGGGGCCGGAGCACTGAAGCGCACCCTCCCCTCGATGCAGTGGACGTCAGCCTTTCCCAAGACGTACTTGTGAGCCCACTCGGTGTCCAGACGGGCGAAGACGAGGAACGTGACCGAGCACCCCTGCTCGCACGCTTCAAGGGCCTTCTTGAAGGGCCACGCCATGTCCTCCTTGTTCCGGCTGTAGACCGGGTTGCACCAAATGTTGCTGCCGTGCTCCCACCAGTCCTCTCCGCGACCGTCGATGCCAGACAGCGAGAAGTAGCGGTCGCACAGGTGGTTGCTGCTGTTCGCGCAGGCGTCCAAATCAAAGTCGCCGAAGACCTCAGCCGCACGCTTGAACAGCGGCAGCGGCGTCCTCCAGTCGCCCTTCGAGGACGAGAACATCGCCTCACTCCACATCATGCAACTCCTTGCACCCAAGGCGGTGCAGAACACCGACCCACTCGAGGTACATGGTCATCGTGGGCTGGCGCTTGCCAGACTCGTAGCGATGCAGTGTGTTGCGGTGTACGCCAAGCTCCTTGGCTACCAAGGAAAGCGAGCGCTTTCCAGCAGTTCTGCGGCGACGCAGGTTCTCTGCCCGCCGCTTCCAGTCGACTGTCATGATGTGCTCCATGCCTCAACCGCGAGGCACCAGAACACTACACCCGTTTGGGTGCGATGTCAAGCAAGTTGGTGTGATGCCGAGAGGGCAAGACTGGTTCGTCGGGCGTCGTCGGCAGACAGCGACTTTGGGATGGCAATAAAGCGGGCGAGGCGACCGTCAAGGCCCTCATTTGGGCCGCCGCGAGCGCCAAGCAGGGCTTGAAGGTTGGCATACCACGGCGCGCCGCCGCTTGATCCGTTCTGCGTGCCGGTTTCCTCAGCGCCGTTGACCCACACCCGGATTTCATCGCTGGCTGCGGCGTCCGTGTCGTGCGTCGTTACGATGACCCGCAGTTCCCCGGCGTCGGCGTCGGCGTCGCGCTCATAGACAAAGCCACCCGCACCGTCGGCCTTGTGCAAGCCGGTGACCTTGTCGTCGAAGTAGTAGTGACACACGCCACCGACCGTCGGCACGGAACCAGACGCTCCGGCGCGCATTGCACCCGGGCCGCGCACGATCGTACCCGCGCCCGTCGGGGTGTAGCACACGGAGATTAGGGTTGCGGTGGTGTAGGTCGACCAGTCAATCGTGGCGGTGGTCGCGTGGTAGTCGGAGCCGCCGAAACCATACGCGACCGCAGGCGTGCCGACTGTCGCGTCGGGTGCCGCGTAGGTCGGTGCTCCTGTCGCGCTGGCGGTCAGCCCGCTGCGCCGTGCGACCCAACTACCCACCGTGTCGCCATTGGCGTAGCCCTTGAGGTCAGAGGCACAGAGGTCGATGGCGAGGTCATCCGCAGTCAGGCTGCGCAGCACGCTCTCGTTCGTGGACCACAGCCGCCGCTTCGTGCGCGCAACGCGCTTGAGGTGGCGTGGCTTGCCGAAGTGGCGCTTGATCCTCATCAGTCGTTCTCGCACACGCCCATGAGCCACACGCCGACCGAGCCGCTGCTGTGGGCTGTGCAGCGAACGGCGATGCGCTGGCTGCCACGGACTTCGATGCTGAACTGCACCGCGCTACCGTTCGGCAAGGTGGCCTCGCCAAACTCAAGGTCTTCGACCCACTCCTCCGAGCAGTAGTCGTACTCATAGACCTTGATCTTCGCGCCGGCCGCGCTCGACTGCGCAACGAGTCGGACAATGGGCTGCTTTGCGGTCGAGAAGCCGTCCGTGTAGAGCGAAGGGGCCGACGTTGTCCCAGAGAAGTTGTAGGCACGCCGGTCAGTGACGGACTTGCCGCCGTCGGCAGCCTCCTCCGGTGTGCCGAGCTTGTTCCCGGTCGTCAGGCAGATGGCTTTCGTGTATCCGCGCATGGTACACCTCCGCGAGGAGCCTAGCAGTGAGCGCACCACCGAACAACGAGGAAGACGGGTTCATCGACGTTCTCATCGAGAACATCGAGGCTACCGAGTTCTCGCGCCCCATCGACCGCACGCTGTGCATCTACGCCTGCGACAGGCTTGCTCGAGCAGAGGTTGAGGACGACCGGAAGCACTGGTTCGACCGCATCCTCAAGATCCTCAAAATCGGCGAGCCCACCTCCGTAAGGAAGGGGAACAGGGGGCGCAGGGAGGAGGCGTTCTCTCGTGGATGACTACCGGGTCAAGAGTCTGCTGTCGCTGGCAAAGCAGAAGCCTGAGAAGCGCGCTGCATCCCTCTACGACAGGTGCAACGGCAACTTTGAGCTGTTCGGCCGCGAGGGAGTGACCATCCCCGACAAGTATGGCGCGCCGGTGCCGTTCATCATGCGCGAGGAGCAGCGCGACCTCTGGAACCACATCAAGTCCTGCGCCGACCAAGGCGTCGAGTTCAGGATCATCATCCTCAAGCCTCGCCAGATCGGCTTCTCGACGTTCATCGCGGTGCTCTACGTCTACCTGATGATCTACCAGAAGCTGAACGTGATCCTCATCACGCAGGACAGCGACTCGCTGTCGCGGCTGTGGGAGATCTACGAGTTCATCGTCGACAACATGAACCCGGAGCTGACGCAGCGCATCACGTTCTCCAAGCGAAGCCGGCAGGACGGCTGGGCGCTTCGCGGCGGCGGCTCCCTCCGTATCAACATCGCTGGCCAGACCGAGGCTTCCGCGACAAAGAAGGGCCGCTCGCAGTCAAACCAGCTCGCGCACTTCTCAGAGGTCGCCTTCTGGAGCCACCCGCGCATCACCTTGCGTGGCGCGCGTCAGTCCATCCACCTCAAGCGTGAGCCCGGCGTGTTCTCCGGCATCATCTGGGAGAGCACCCCGAACGGTCGGCAGGGCGCGTTCTACGACGCCTACATGAAGGCGAAGAACCGTACTCCGAAAGAGATCGAGATGGGTCGCGGCTACACGCCTTGGTTCGTCCCGTGGCACGAGCACAAGCCGTATTGGGTCAAGCCCACCGCCGAGCAGCGGCGGCTGTGGCGGCTGTGGCGCGAGACGCGGCGCACCGAGTTCCGGGTCGAGGGTGGCTTCGAGGAAGACGACGACGACCAGATCGACCGCTACGGCCTGACGTGCGAGCAGTGGCTTGGCTGGGGTAAGCTGCTCGACAACAACGACGGCGACATCGAGACGACGAGGCAGGAGTACCCGCCCGACGACGTGACGTGCTTCCTGATGTCGGGCACGCAGGTCTTCACGTCTCCGTATCTCCAACACATCAGAGAGGCCATCTGCGACCCGCACCGCATGCAGCTTCGCCGTGTGCGCGGCAAAGTGCAGCTCGTGCCTGACAGCCAAGGCGACTGGCGGCTCTACGAGTCGTTCGACCCGGCCGAGCGGTACTGCATGACCGCAGACATCGCGTCAGGCCAAAAGAGCAAGGACCATGACAGGGCGTGGATCGGCATCTGGCGGATGCGCGGCTCCAAGCTGTACCTGTCGGCGGTGTGGAGCGGCCAAGAAGACCCTGACGTCATCGCCGACTTCATGTACGAGATCGGCCAGCTCTACGGATGGCCCATCGCAGCACCAGAGCTGAACCGAGCCTACGGCCAGCTTACGGTCAAGCGCCTGCTCCAGCGCGGATACCCAAAAATCTACTTCCAGCCGGTGGTCAACAGCGCCACGGGGCGCATCGCGCGCGACCGGCCGGGATGGCTCACGGACGAGCTGACGCGCCGGGACATGTTTTCCACGCTGAAAGCCAAGCTGCGGCGCAGGATGCTCGTCTTCCGCGACCACGACCTCCTGCTGGAGTTCGAGGGCATCATCCGCAACACAACCAACGGCAAGGAGGAGGCTGGACCGGGCGGCTTCGACGATGGCGTCATGATGGCCGGCATCGCTGCGTGCGTCGTCGACGACGGAGACATCGACAGCGGCCTGAACGACATGGACGGCACGTTGCAGGCCAAGTACCGTTCGCCGTGGGACTTTGCTTCGTCCTACGACGACGACGCCAGTGAAGCCGAGAGCAAGTCGCTGAGCGAGAGCTGGGAGAACATGGGCCTATGGTAGTCACAGCCACCGCTTTCGTTGCCGGCCTCTCCATCGGGGCTCTCCTCACGCACCTCTTGCTGCGCAAGGAGCTGTCGTCGAGGGCAAGCGAGGCTCAGGCCATCATGGACGGCGCGCGGGAGCTTGCAGAGGCGAACCTGCGTGTCGCGCAGGTCAACCAGAACGCAGTTGACCGGCTCGTCGTCGCGTTTGGCTCCGACACAGCACTTGAGGTCGTCAACGGTCTGCGCAGCCTCGAGGAAGCCCGAACCATCCGAGCAACCCCCGTTGAGGTCGGCAAGCCCATGTCGAACTACAACTCGCCCTCCTTTCAGGTGTAGACATGGCGAACCCACGCACAGCAGCGGCACGCAAGAAGTTCCGAGGGCTGAACAGGCGCAGCAGCGACATCATCTACTCGCGCCCGCCGAAGGCGACCCCACCGCCCGGTGAGACGATGGAGCCTGTCGGGTTGCCCAGCGATGGGCAGCCGGAGGGTGGTCCCGACATAGACCTGTCGTTCTACCCGGAGTACGCGCGCCCCTCCGGGTCGGGTGGCCGCATGTTCATCGACCCGACGGCGGATGCTGCGCTCATGGGTGTTGGTCGGAGCATGGAGGAATACCCCGCAACGTGGGTTGCTGGGGCGACCGCTCTGCCGGTGGGTTTCGCGCTTGGCGGGCTTGCTCCGCCCGTAGCCGCTGCTGGCGAGGTGGCTCTCGGCGGTGCAACGGCGACAGCCGGGGCTATTGGCGACCAGCTCGTCACCGGCAAGAAGCAGGATGTGATGCTTGCTGGTGCGGAAGGGTCGGCCTTTGGCGCTCTCAGCGCTGGCTTCGTGGCCACCCCCTTGATGATCAAGCAGGCCACGCGCGTGCTCGAGCGAAGCCCTGCACTCAAAAAGTTCATCCAAAGTTTGCGTGCGATGGGTGACTACGACCCGGACGTCATCAAGGCTTACTCCAAGCAGACAGGTGTAGACCCCGCCGACGTCGAGGACATGATCACGTCGGCAGAGGAGGTGAGCGGTGACGCCGAGCTGCTTGCCGAGCTTGTGGATGTTTGGGATCTGGAGGAGATGCGGTCTGCCGGCGCGAAGGTTGCCCGATCTCAAAAACTGACCGACGCACTCGGTATCAAGCCGGAAAAGGGCATCCAGCTCAAAGCGACGTCAGACGAGACTTCGGTGTTTGCCGCGCTGGATTTGGAGGCCGAGCAGGCACGCAAGGCATACAACGCGAAGGCCAAGGCGAGGGCGAAGGCTCAAACGGCAAGAACGAGTCCCAGCGCCGACAGCATCAAAACGACACCCTCATCTATACCGGAGCCTGTTGCACCTCCGCCTGCGCCCGCGCCTGCATCATCTGATGGGCTGACCGAGTCGCAACTCGCCATCTTGGATCTGCCAGACGACGAGTTCGCTGCCGCAGCCCGTGCCGAAGGGATTGACGAGGCGACGATCGAGCAGGCGCTGGAGGCCAGAGCTTCCATGGCCGATCGACAGTCCGGCCTGATGACTCAGGTCGCCGACGTGGCAGAGAAAGCCTCCGCGCCCGCCCCTGCTCCGCAGATGTCGCAGATGCCGCCTCAGCAGAGCCTGATGCAGGAGCCGCCGGCCCCGGCCCCCGCACCAGCTCCGGCCCCCGCACCAGCTCCGGCCCCCGCACCAGCTCCGGTTCCGGCCCGCCCGGCCCCCGCTCCTGCGCCCGCTCCTCCGCCCGCCCCTGCTCCGCAGATGTCGCAGATGCCGCCTCAGCGGAGCTTGATGCAAGAGCCGCCGGCTCTCGCACCAGCGCCGGCTCCGGCTCCGGCCGGGGCACTGCCGGCCCTACCAGCTCCGACACTGGCCGACTACTCGGCTGAGGTTGCCTTCCGTCGCGCTCAGGAGCAGATGCGCCAGCAGCACATGGCGCGCCTTGGAATCGACCCCAATATGCGAGCCCTGCCAGCCCCCACGCACGAAGACCGTGTGGCCGCAGAGGCGTTCCGGCGCGGGCAGGAGCGGCTAAACGCCCCTCCGGCTCCCCCTCCGTACCAGCACCCGCCTATGAGCGGTGCTCCGCCGCCGCAGGCGCATCCGTCCATGATCTGGAGAAGCGGTGTAGGGCCAAATCCACTCATCTTTGATGCGCAGGACGATGTCCTGATGCCCGTCGCGTCGATGCGCGAGACGGCAACACCCCTCAACATGCCGCCACAGAGGTATGACGGCAGGCGATATATCCACACCGAGGGTCCGCCAGACCTCGCGCGTGGGTTTGAGGCACCGGACATCGCCCCGATGGCCCCGGGGCCGTCGCAAAGGGCGATTGGGCTTGCCTCTGGTCTGGCTGGTGCCGGAGGCATGATGAGCTTGGCTGGCGGATCGCAGCCCGTGCCGCAGATGACTCCTGCGTACCCGCCGATGATGACCCCGATGCAGCAGCCTTCCGCGCCTGCGCCAGCACCTGCACCCGCACCACCCTTGCCGTCGCGCCCGCCTGTCGACGAGAAAAAGCTTGAGGAAGAAATGCTTCGGGCTTTGGAGGACTAGTGATGTCGGATGACAAGTACGAAGACTGGGCATTCGCCCTAAGATTCAACCTTCGCGAAGCTGATGGTCCTGATGAGAAGCGACGACTGGCGCTAAGGTTTTATAAAAAGGGATGGTTACCGTGGCACCTCATTGAACAAGCCATGATCGACACAAGGAACGACCCGTCCTTGGTCCAGAACCCCGATGAGCGCAAAGTCTCTGCACTAACGCGGGTTTTCTCGAAAACCGATGATCCTGATGTGTTGCGCCGGCTCGCGAGCAAAGCCCGACGCAAGGTGCCGTACACTGTCATTGAGGAAGGCATGGTCCGTGCCGGGCACGACCCGTCTTTGATCTACAGTGGTGGGATGACTAGCGCTCCTAGCCGCCCCAACCTGCGGCCTGCTGCCCGCGAAGCTGCCGCCCGCCGCGCCCATCGGCATCAGTCGCCAGACCCAACGTTCGGCCTAGTCTTGCCCGCCATGACTATGGCTGATGGCCGTGCGGCCCAGCGCAACCCAGCGGAGCAGGTTGATTTTGACGTGAGAGGCGATGCCTTCGCGGCAGTCAAGAGCCTGCTGTCTGATGCGGCTGCCGGCGCATCGGGCCAAGTCAAGAAAGCGGTGTCCCCGTTGGCCGGGGCGGCGAGCATGGTTAGCAACGCGCTATCCGGCACGGCTGCACCAAGCGGCCCTGCACCGGCACCTGTCGTCGCCTCTCGATCCCGCAGAGTTCGCAGGAAGGCGTCGCGGACGCGACCGAGGCACGACATCCCAGAGAGCCCTGCGAGCAGCGTGTCGCCGCCCGGATACCTGACGGCGCTTGGTGTAGCAGAGGCAAGCGGCGATGCCTATGCAGCGAAGATGACCTCGTTGATCGCGCAAGCACGCCGCGACGCAGGACAGTCGGCGATGCGTGGCGGACCTCGCTTCGCCCCGCTGATGGACTGGCAGAACAACCAGATGCTCATCGTCACGGCTGGCGGGCCGATGTTCCAGTTCGACTTCAACTCGGCTTCCGGCTACGACGCATACGACCGCTTCGCAACGCAGCTCGAGCAGAACTTCGGGATGAGCCGCACTGAGCTGGCTGATGCAGCGCAGCGCCGAGCACAGCCACTTGAGGAGTGGTATCAGCGCAAAGGCTTCACGGCTGAGCAGCGCACTCAGTTCGGCATGCTGGTCAACCACGAGGAGACGGAGGCTGAGGCGTTGTCTCAGTACGAGCGGCTTGCCAACAGCGTGTTGATAGCTCGCTCAGCACGCACGGGCAGGGCCGCTCGCAAGTTCAGCCTCAGCTTCGACGACGAGAGCGGCAGCCCTTACGGGCTGAGCCTCGACGGCTCGAGGTCAGGGGAGCTTCTTGCTACAGCGCCCCCCACAGAGGCAGGCTTGTCTGAGGAGGTAGGCCCGCGTGCGACTCCGGACATTCGCGTGACAGGGAACTACAACCAGCGCCAGCCTGAGCCCATCTTGAAGTAGGAGTCCCCCATGCCGTTCCGACCAGAGCCACCACCTGTACCGCAGGGCAGTGGACGCGACTGGAAATACTATCTTGGTCACGGCCTTGCGGCTGTTGGCCCCATCGCGGGTGCCGCCATCGGGTCCTACGCGAGCAACCCGCAGCTTGGGGCTGCTATCGGTGGGTCCGTTGGAAATGCGGCGAACGCCATGCTCAACCCGGAGACGGCCGGCCAGTCCTCTGCCATCGCGCAGAGCTACGGGCTGGCGGCTGTCCAACCGCTGGCAGACATCGCAGAGCGCAGAAAGCAGGCTGCCAGAGAAAACCGTCGCTTTGGTCAGGCCATCGGCCAGCCGAGCGCCACGCCGCCACCGACTTATCAGGGTCTAACCTATGGCGTCGGCCAGCAGCCGCCGATCGCTCAGGAACTAACCTATGGCGTCGGCCAGCAGCTACCGAACATGCAGTTGAGCCAGCAGGCCAGTGTGTTAGCGAACCCGTACATGAACCCGTACATGCCGAGGTAGCGTGGACCGAAAGTCTGCCAAAGCGGTGACGCAGCGGAAGCTGCGCACGAACACCGACCGTGTGATGTTCGTTCAAGAGCTGTGGGACCGCTCGAATGAGTGGCGGCAGCCGTGGACGTCCGCGTGGGCGATGCGCTTCCAGTTCATCTTCGGCCAGCAGTGGTGGCGTCGGGACAGCGACGGCTTCTACGAGGCTGTGGTGAAGAAGCAGTCGCATGACCGACGCGAGACGCGCAACCTGCTGTTCAACCCGCTCATCGTGATGGTTGCTCGTGAGACGGCCAACGACCCCCGGCCTCGAGCCACACCCGCCTCATCCAGCGAGGAAGACCGCAACCGTGCTCGAGCGGCAGAGCTAATCTTGAAGTCGGTGTGGTCGGCGTCGAAGATGTCGTCGCAGAACATCAACTACACGCTTCACCGGAAGGTCTGCGGCATCGGCTACATGCGCGTGTCTGTCGACTTCGCGAACGAGTCGGACGCCTTCCCTGCGGACGCAAGCGGTGAGGCTGGCTTGCGTCCGTACATCGACGTCATCCCGCCTTGGGAAGTGTTCCCGCAGCCGGGATGCTCCGACGTGAACAAGGCCCGGTGGATCATTCACAGCCGCATCATGCACGTTGACGACGTGTACGAGGACTTCGGCAAGGCCGTCAGCCCGGAGCCGCCCCGGTACGAAGCCCACTACGGCTCGTTCAACAACGTGCGCAACGTCCTCCATCAGGACATGGTCCACGTTCATGAGCTGTGGATGCGGCCCAACGCTGCTCACCCGGACGGGCTCTACATCGCGGTCGCCGGCAACGAGCTGCTTGAGCACGGGCCTCTGCCGGCCATCGGCGTGCCGATCGTCGGCGTTGTGAACTTCGAGCGCGTCGGCGATCCCTTCGGCTACACGACCACCGAAGACGCCATCGAGGTGCAGCGCAGCATCAACATCAATGAGTCCATCCTTGCGGAGCAACGGGACACTGCCGCTCACGGCAAGTGGTTGGCTGCGAAGGATAGCGGGTTCACGCCGCCGACAAACGCGCCGGCTGAGGTGCTGACCTACCTGCAAGGCCGCGTCCCACCGCAGTTTGTCCAGATGCCCGGACCAAGCGAGTCGGTGGTCGCACTCGGCAACCGGGCTCGAGAAGACTTGCAGGCCGTCCTTGGCGTTAGCGACCCGGCGATGGGCGTCGCTCCAGCTAGTCAGTCGGGACGAGCGTTCGCTTTCCAAGCTGAGGAGGACGCTCAGAAGCAGGCACCGTCGGCAAAGATCCAGAACGAGGCGTTGAAGCTCGTCGCACGCAAGGTGCTTATCGCAGCGCGGACGATGTCGAGTGATGACTACCTCCGTGAGGCTGTTGGTCCAAACAACGAGCACGAGATCAAGGCCATCAAGGTCAGCGACATTCACATCCGTGACATCGACTTCGAGATCACGCAGCGACTGCCGCTGAACCGGGACGCGCGCCGCGAGGTCGTGGTCAGCATGTACCAGACGGGCCTGATCAGCGATCCGAACGAGGCTCGCAGCCTACTCGAGTTTGGCGATCTGGCCGAAGCATACGGCACAGACGATCTGGACCGAGACAGGGCGCGGCACGAGAACGACGCGCTGATGAACGGCGAGGCAGTCGTTGCCCGCCCCCACGAGGACCACATCTGCCACATCGACGCGCACGTTCGCTTTATGAAGCAGAAGGAGTGGTACGATGCGCCAGAGCAGATCAAGCAGGCGTTCCATGCGCACGTTCAGCAGCACGTCGCTGCCTTGAGCGGCCCATCAACCCAACCACCCGGAGCAGGCGGGCCGATGGAGCCCCCGTCTGGACCAGAAGTGGACACACCGGAGCTGGACATTGTGGAGGCTGGGCAGGGGTTGCCCGGCAACGACGCTTTGTCGCAAGTTCCGCCCACAGCCGCACCAACCCTTGAGGCGGCCGGCATGAGCAACGGAGCAGTATCATGAGCATGGCAACAGCGCCCGACAGCGTGGACTTTGACGACATCTTGGACCGCGACTTCGGCGAGGACGACAGCGGCGGCGGCGCGCCGGAGTCGGGTGGCGATGAGGATGGCAACGAGGGTGGCGGCAGCTTCCCCGTAGACGAAGACGGTGAGGGTTCGGGGGACGACGACAGCGCCGGCCTGTTCTCGCCGCCAGACGAGAGCGAGCCCGGTGGCGATTCGAGCTACGACTACCGCGCCGAGCTGGCCGCGCGTGATCAGCAGCTCGCGGACATGCGCTCGCAGATCAGCCAGCTTACGGGCTCGCTGTCGCAGATGAACCAGATGTTCCAGCAGCTACCGAGCATGCTCAAGCAGGACAAGCCGGAGCCGGAGCCGGAGGACCCCTACAAGGATCTCGACCTCAACGACCCATACGACGTGGCGACCAAAGCCAACATGGAGGCCGAGCGCGTCCGTCGCGAGCTAGATGAACTCAAGCGCCAGATGTCGGATCGCGAGGAGACGCAGCGCAAGAGCCAGCACCAGCAGGCGCTCCAGCAGTGGGCCAGAACCACGATGGAGAACGGGCTCAAGCACTACGAGTCGCAGTTCGCGAGGAAGTTCGGCGGCAAGGTTCCGCAGGTGGTCCGTGAAGCGGCGTGGAGCGCTGCAAAGGACGCCTTCTACCAGCACGGCTACACGCAGGAGGCTGGCAACCACGCTATCCGCCTGATCCACAGCATCTTCGAGCGTTCTGCGAGCGAGCTGGGCGGTCGGTTCGCGCCTCCGCCCCCACCGTCTAGCGGGGGTAAGGACCGTTCGCGCACGGGAATGAAGCGGCGCTCATCGGCGCGCGGCGCGCCCGGTTCTGGATCACGCGGGCTGCGCCCGTCGAAGCCGGTCGAAAAGATGTCGAAGGAGGAGTTTGACCGTGAGGTCGACAACTACCTCGACAAGGTCTTTGGAGAGGACTAGGGATTGCGGCTTGCAGCCGCACAACCCGTAACGTAGAGTCGGCGTCGCTGGCAACACGCTGACGTTTGGAGAAAGGAACATGGCGATTTCCAGCGAGCTGCTTGCCCGTTTCGACGGGCTGTTCAAGGACTTCTACAACCCGGAAATGCTCAAGACGCTGCCGGAGCACAACGAGCTCTACAAGCGCATCAAGAAGCTGTCTTCGGTGAAGTGGGAGGGTCGTAAGGGCGTGTTCGCTCTGCACACGCAACGGAACCACGGCATGGGTTTCCGTGGCGTGAACGACACTGTGCCCTACGCGGGCTTTCAGGGCGTCACGCAGGGGGCTCTGGCCTACACGAGCTTCTACAGCGCGATCGAGCTGCATGATGAGGAGATCATGCGGGTCAAGACCGACCGTGGCGGCTTCAAGAAGACGCTGGACCTTGAGACGAAGGGTGTCGTGCGCGACGTGATGACGCGCTTCGGCACCTACGTCTACATGTTCCCGGCGCAGGCGCAGTCGAAGCCCATCCCCACCGCGACCGCCCTGACGCAGTACGCGACGGGCATCGGCATCGCGTCCGCCATCGGCGGCGGCTACGGCTCGCTGAACGCCGTGATGGCGTTTGTCGACGGCGCGCCATCGGTTGCGGGTGGCGTGGCGACGATCAACGTCAAGTGGCCCCTCGGCTACGCCGACCCGTCAGGCCAGTCCATCGGCGGTGCCCGCTACCTCGAGAAGGGACAGGTGCTGGCGTGGGGTACGCTTTCGGAGCTGAACTCCGGTGCGACGCTGGGCTTCGGTGAGATCACCGGCATCGACTACTCGGCGCAGCAGATCACCGTGGCGGTGCGTGGTGCCATTCCGCACAACCCCGCAGCGAACGACGCGCTGGTGCTCGCCAGCACGCCGGACAACCAGCTCCTGAGCGGCCACGAGTACGACAAGGGCATCAACGGCCTCGGCACGCTCTACAGCTTCGTGCAGGACGGCAACTACAGCACGTCCAGCGCGAACTACCTGTCACGTTTCTGCGACGTGGAGACGACCCCCGGTGGCGACTACGTCTGGCGTCCGCTCGTCAAGCAGAGTGGCGGCCAGTGGAACGAGCAGGAGGTCCACGAGGTCATCCAGCAGGTCGAGGAGATCGGCAACGGTCGCACCAACCTGCTGGTCAGCCACCACAGCGTCCAGCGCGAGTACATCGCCGACATTCAGGCGTCGACGATGTACCAGCCGGAGAAGGTGAACGGCGGCTACAAGACCCTCCAGTTCTCGTCTGGCCGCGAGCTGGACTGGCTGGCCGACGCCAAGTGCCCCTACGGCACCATCTTCTGCCTCGACACCGAAGCCCTCGGCTGGGCGACGAAGGACGACTGGCACTGGGATGAGAAGGGCGGCGTGCTCAAGAGCCTGCTCACTGGTGGCACTGGTGGTCAGGACAAGGTGCGCGGCATCTACAAGTGGCGCGGCAACATGGGCATCGAAGCCCTGAACAAGCACGCGGTCATCCACGGCATCAACGTGAGCGGCACGGTCAAGTAGACCAGCTCAGGAACGGGGACGGGTGGCCCTGCTTAGGCGGGGCCACCCCCTCAAACGGAGGCGCACATGCGCAACAGCCTCAAGAAGTTCAGCCCGTTCCAGCGCGTTGGCGCTGAGGATGTCGCGCTGCCCATCACGGCAGCCGTCAATGCCTCGACCAAGGTGCAGTTCGGCCCGGCAACGCACCTCGCCCTCTCTCGGTGTCGCATCGTCCAGACGCTGGTGGCGGCGGCGGCAGACAGCGACTTCATGCTCGCTTCGATCGAGAAGAACGGCACGCGCGTGCCGGTGCGTGTCCGCGCGAAGACCACGTCGGGCCAGCTCTCCTACGTCGATTTTGACGGCACCACGACCGCCCTAAACGACACGCACACGGTGCGTCTCAAGGGCATCTGCGAGGCGACGACGACGTCGGCCGCTGGTCGCACGCCGGCTAACATGGTCGACGACATGAAGACGGCGCTCGATGCAGTGCTGCCGAGCGGGTACTCCTGCACCGTCCGTGAGACGGGTCAGGCGATGCCCTCCGGCGTGCCGCAGAACCTGCTGGAGATTTCTGGC